AGGATTATTAGCTCCCCAGAAAGTAGGTCGATTAGGACCAATCTTTACACCACCCCAAACTTGATTAATCCATATCCAATCAATATGTTCTCCAAAGATTAAAGTATCTTTAGTCTTATTTTTAAATAACTGAGTATTATAAATAGGTTTATCTGTTATCTCATAGCTTTCATCAATAATATCAGTGATTGTTTCACCTGTATCATTAATTTTAGTTAGATGTCCCACTTTACGCTGAGATTTCCAATAATTAGTAGTGACTCTTAGCATATAAGCCATTCCCTCATCATAGTAATCTTCAGATTGACCCATAATCCAATTTACAATATCACCTCCATTATAATCGTAATTATCCCACATAGAAGTAAATTGTCTATAAGCAAGACCGGGCATATTAGTATTCCAATCATGACTCTTAGTAGCATCATAATAAGATCCATCATTTTGATAGCCCTGATTAGCATAACCTGCAGAACGTACAGGGTATATAGCTTCAAGTGATTCCAATTGATCATTTGTCATTAGATAACCGTATTTATCTATAACATCGGCTACGGTCATCATTTCTATTTTACCGACCCAATTACCTTGACTAATATATCTTACTTCAGGAGATTTGTGATAAAAAGTTAAAACTGGATTCCAAAGTTCTACATCATAATCATCTTCATACATCTTAAAGTGCCAAAACTCTCTATTTGAATCTCAGGTAATGTTTTTAAATTTTCAGGAGCTAATTGTTGTTGCATTTGCTCTTGTAATTCAGGATCATTAGGATCTGCACCCTGAGATATCATATTAGCTATAAGCTTCTGTTGAGCATCTTGCATCAAAACTGATTCAATAGCATTCATCTTTAACTGCAACATCTCATTGTAAGAGTTTTCATCAACAGCTCTAAAAGTAATTTTGTTATTTCTTTTAGCAAATTCACTAGTTAAAACATTTATCACATTTGGAATAATAGGATAAAATTTAAGTTCTAAAGCTGTATCATCTTGTTTTACAAGAACTTCAACAAGATCTCTCATCTCATTATCTTGTTCAACTATGTAATCATTTCTATCAATAATACCTTTAGCAAGCTTATAGTTTTTCATCAACCTTTGAGCATTGCGTCTAATTTGCTTAAGCCCCTCCCATTCTAACCAATCCATATTCCAAGCTATCCACTCTTCATCTTTTTCTTTTCTAGGTAAAAATTGAATAGGTTGTGTAATGGAACCCATACGGTTATACTCCGTTTTGGCTCCACTCTTTAATTGCATCGCATTTAAAATCTTCATGTTACTTTATATTTTTAAACATGTTTTTTGGTGGTCTTATAGAACTAATTTTGCTATTATTTCCAATATGTCTAAAGGCATTATTGCTTAATTTAAACAAATTATCTGACTTTTGCAAATGCTTAGTATCCTTATATTCCACACGTTTTTTATAACCTCTATTAGCTTGTTGTACTTTAGCAAAAGCAACAAGTGCTGCCAAAGATACTAATCTATCGACATTGACACCATCTTCATAAGCTTCCATTTCAACCATAGCCATAACATCTGGGATCCTTTCAATACCATAGACTCTTTTTACTATGGTACCATCTTCCTTAGTTTCGACATCTATTTCTTCTTTTAAAAACTCAATTAAATAACTAAGCATATGACTTTTAAATAAAGTCCCAGTATTCTTCCAGCCATATTCTTGAAACACATTAGCATTAGCACCTAGATCTTTAAGAAAAAGAATTTGATTTTTAGGTACAAGATACTTTTGTAATTTCTTAGAAATCATATGTCTAATAAAATGACTTATGTTATTTTCAACTAGTGTCCAAGCATTATACCACTCGATAAGTAATTCTAATCTCTCATGGGTTTTATTGATATCATCAAATCGACCACACCAACTAGCAACAATTTTATCTTGTTCTACAAAAGTTTCTGTTTTTTCATTATGAACTCTAGTTACTTCTACTGGATTTTTATAAATATAAATAGAACAAAGTGATTCTGAAGTAGTTGTTTTACCTTCACCAACAGGGTCAATAGAAGCAAAATAAGTTCCCCATGAAGCTCCAGTATCTGGTTTTTCCCAAACAACAATAGTTCCTGTTTTATCTTCAGTATTTTTTGTAATAGGAAATTCTGAAATAGGAAGTTTACTTGTCATTTTAGCTTCAATTTTTCCATCTGGAGCTCTATTAAGTTCTACAAATTCGTAAGCATATTCTTTATCTAGAATTCTACGCTTTTGTGCTGCAACATAATCTAAAGGAAAAATTGATACACTTCTTGAAGCAAAAGCTTCAGCAATATTAGTTGGATTCTGAGATATCCTTAATTGATATTGTTCTGGAGAAAGTTCTCTTTTCCATCTTTCTCTAAGAACATCTATTGCTTTTAAAGCTTCTTCAACAAGAGAATTACCAAACTCATCTATATAAGGAGGCATTGACCATTGCTCTGGAATAAATAATCCACTTAATCCTATTGTTTTTTTCTCATCTAAAAGATCAGTTTCTACAGCATAAATATCATTTGGCACTGGTCTCAATATCATTTCCTTTAAAGGTCTACACTGACCAAGATCACCAACAGATCCTGCTGCAATAAATAATCCAGTAGTTATATGACCAGATTGTAAAGCAGGTCTAAGGTACTCATATGTTTTATCCATCTTGGGTGCAATACCTGCTTCTTCGTGAAAGAATAAAGAACAAGGTCCACCTACACCTGCTGTAGCATCTTTTTCAAAAGTTAACATAGAAAGAACTCCTTTGAGACCCTTCATATATTTTCTACCTGAACTATTTGTTTCTTCAATTTGTTGTTGCCACATACCCGTCTTCCAAGGATTCATTGGACGATACCAAGCTGTGTGCTCATTAAGAAATGAAAGATACTCATTAAGAAACTTCCAAGATCCTTTATCATTAACTTGATCTTTTAATGCTGCGCCTATTTTAAGAATAGGTGTTTCTTCAAACCAAATTAAATTAATAAGTTTAGCACAATGGAAATATGATGAAGCTATTTGTCTTTTCTTTAAAATAGCGCAATGCTTATAATTAAGTTCTGCTAGTAACTCATATAAAGCCATATGATATTGCGCATCTCGAATTCCGGGAAAATCAAATTTCTTTTTTTCTTTATCATTTATTCTAAGGAAATTAAGAAACATATAATAGTCTCGAGGAATATACCAAACCTTATTATTGTTTTTAAAAATAACTCCCTTGCGACATTTAAGCTTTTCAAAATCCCAATAATCTACAAAATCTTTACTTCGTACAGGAGCTACACAATAATAACCTTGAGTATTAAAAATTCTTGCTTGCTCATTAAATAATTGAGCTGTTTCATCAAATTCATATTTACCTGGTAATTTAAAACAAGAATGAACAAAAATTCTAAAATCATCTCTAGTTTGGAAGATTGTATCATCTATCCAATTACCATTTTCCCAAGTAGGAATCTCTATAAAAGGTTTATTGATCATAAGCTAGTCCTGCGCCCCCGCGAACATGGTTCTTTTGTTCTTCTTGTAAATCTTTATATACTCCTTTAAAAGAAGCTCTAATACCTTCAAAGTTTTTAGCAGCAGCAACTAAAGAATTAATGTTACCATCTCGACCATGACTTATAGGAGTTGTCTCCATATACCTAGCTAATCTATCCATCATAGTAGCCATACCTCGATAAGATCTAACTGTAGGTGTTTCAAAAAGTTTATTGCAACGATCTTTTGCTCTTATAATTAATTCATCTTCCGTTGAAAAATCAGCTTCAATCTCATCTAATATTAAACTTTCTTTGTCTTCTTCTGGAACATTAAAAAAAGGATTAAGTTGTGGATTTGGACAAGTCATATAAAATATATATTTATAGACAGTTATATAATTTGTCGGATACTCATCCATAATATTTTTTAAAAAACTTAAAGCATAACAGTGTTCTGTAGGTACTAGTTTTCCATCATGTATATCAAATAATCTTATCATCGTTTACGCCATTTAAAACTAATATTAACACATAAAAAACTAATAGACATATCGGTATAATAGTCCAAAGGAAAATTTATTCCAAAACAGATACCTGGAAAAAAATGTATCCTAGTTTTTATCTTTTTCTTTTTCATTTTTAATTTTATCTCTATTATCGTATAACCAATTAATCATATCGATTACTTCTCTTTTAAGATAAGGAACATCGTAAGGTACAACTTCTTTTACAATTGGGTTATTATTTAAATCTAATTTTGCAATTGGATAACCATATTGATCTAATCCTTCTGTTTCGAATACAATGTGGTGGAGTTGCATCTTGCCCGGTTTGTACCTAGGATTATGCTTAAGAATAATATACATATAAACACTAAGCTGTAAAGCATAGTGATTAAAATTGCAATCATCAAGATGAGAACAACAAGAATACATTTTACTAACCACTCCTTGATAGTTTTTAAAACCTTGTAATTTGATCTCTTTATTTGTTTTATAATCATAAATATCTACTGTATCTTTTACAACTTCAACACGATCTGATTGTCCACATATACCTGCAGATTTCAAATAAACAAAGTGTTCGGGATAAATCCCTTCAGTAAGTTTTTGATTTGGAGCTTGTTTAATATCTCCTTCATAAAGAGGTTTAATAATAGGAATAGAAACTCCTAATCTATCAATTGTCATATGATCTGTAAGATCTTTTTCTCTTTGATCATGATACCAGGTACCTAAATCAACAGCTCTTTTACCTTCATTTTCCCAAGCTTCTTGGATCTCTTCCATAGATAATCCAAACCATTTAGATTTTTTATTCTTAGATGATTTTAAAGCTTGACTTGTTGGATCAAATTTTGGTTTAAAAAGACTAATAAACGATGTAACACTAATCCAATCAATTTGTTCTTCTGGATCAATACTTTCATATTTATGATTCTTTGCTTTGAATATTACTGACATCTTGAGTTGGGTTTTGAGTTGAAAATATGAAATTTTATTTATATGCTAGTGCTATCTGGATTATAATTAATATCGTTATACAATTTTTCTTCTTCTTCTTCTGTAATTACTGCTTCCCATTTAGGACCATCTGGATGTGGACACGATGATGACATAGATCTAGTTTTAAAAGCAAGTTTACAACCACATTCTCCACAACAAGGAGCTGTGCCTGGAACTAAACACTTACTTCCTTCCTTATCAATAAGAGAACATGCTTCACAAATTTTCATTCGCTCTGTAGCTATAAACTCTATATGATCTTTTTTAAAGATTGTGTTCTTGACTCCCTCAAGAATTTGCATCCGGTGATTCCAAATTTCTTTTAATGATAGACCCATTAGTTTTTTTATTTTTTAATTTTTCTTTCCTTTCTTTATCTGCAGATGTAATCTCCATCACTTTATTTAGATTTTTTAATCTTTCTTCTACATCTTTTCTTATTTGATGTTTTGCAAAACTCATTTTATTTGGGTCGCCAGAATCTAAGTGTAACTGGTATCTTCTTCTTTGTTCTTCTAAATCCCAAACTTTTAATCTAAATTCTCCTATTGATCTTACTTGGATAATAGGAGATTTTAATTCTACTAAACTTTTTCTTATTCCTTTCCAATAATAGTCAACTACATGTTCTACTAAATTAGGATTTAATTTTAGTTCTTTTGCTGTTGATTCTATAAAACTTCTAGATTTTTTGGGTGTCAATGTGTACAAATTTAAAGTCCAACAATATATTTCCTGAACACTGTATTTTTAAATCTGGATTAATAAAAATCTTCTTTTTACTTTTTCCTTCTTTAACTATAAATCCAATCTTCTCCATTTTTGTTAAACAGTTTCTTACTGTTTGAGTACTCTTAAAAATATTATCAGAAGATGCTGTTATACAAAAATCAGCAAGATCCTGTTCACCTTTTAATCCAAGTAAAGTAAGACAATCTAATTCTGACTCACTCAACAAAGTTGAAGTAAGATAAGAATGAGTAAGAAATTGAAATTTAATAATACTTGATAATGTAAATTTATGACGCTTATCAACTAGATTAACTTGTGCCATGTTGTTGGTTTATGACGGATTTATACTGACTTAAGCTTCTTTTCTGGTTTTTGTTTTGGAGCTTCTGATGCTTCTTCTTTATTATTAGTTGACGCTTCTCTAGATTCTGGAGGATACATAATCATAGCTTGACGCGCAATAGATTCAACTCTTATCAATTTTTGTTTTTCAATCTCTGTCAAAAGTGTCTCATATTCTAATCTAATTTTAAGCATTGGCAATTCACTTTTATAAAAGTTTTCCATTGCTATACGATGTTCCTTGATCTCTTTTTCGGTAGGAACCTTTGTCTCTTCTGTGTTGGTTTGTTCTGACATGGTTATTTTTTTTAATTAAACTTAAGACAAATATATTACATAAAGTTTAAACTTCCAAAGTTTATATTAAATTTAAAATAAAAAAAAGGTCCCTGATAAACAGAGACCTTAGTTACAGAAAGACAAAGAAAGCTATATCAAATTGTATCCTGTAAAATCAAACCAACGTCTTAAACCAGTATATCTATAATAAAATTTAGTAGCTCCAACTGGTTGAAAAATAGGTGCTATAAAATATGTAGTTACTCCTATTGATGCATCATAAGGAACTTTAATTGTATTCCAAGCATCTGCAAAAGTAACACCTTGCGCAAATGTTCCTAAAGGAGATCCATCAGCTCCTGTTAAAGCAAAAGTAACTGTGGCACCATTATCAAATACACCCATCAAATTATTATAAACTAAAATATCAGCAGCAGTTAATGCACTTACAATATCAAAAGGATAAACTATATTAAAAGCGCGACTAATAGTAACTTGTAATTCATTCCACTCAGCTTCAGAAGAAGCAACAACATTGCCTAAAGTAAGATCGTGAATATTTCTATTTGGTGTATAAAGTGCTGTAAGATTTTTACCATCAACTAATTTATGATTCCAAGTAGCATCTCCTCCTGATATCTTTAATTCTTTAGCATAAATACTAGCAAAAAAATATACAGCATTTGTATAGTTATTGTCATAAAGAGTTCTCTTTTTACCATAACTCATACTAAAAGAATTATTTGTAGTCTTAACTCCTTTTAAAGAATTAGACATAATAATTGCTGTAGGAATAAGTTTATCTTTAGATGCCATAATCAATAATTTATTTTACTTCTTTAGAAGATGATCTATAATTAGTAAAGTTTTCAGATGCTGTAAAACCTAATCCGGCAATTACAATATATTCAACACCAGAATAAACATTATCAGATATTGTAAAATCGGTAAATAAATCAACTAGAAAACCAACAGCAATTAAAATAAAAGCTGCTAGTGTAACGACTCTTTTAGAAGAAATCTTTCCATCTGAACTTAACATATTTTCAATAAAATTTTTCATACTAGATAATTTTCATATTGTTTGATATTCAATATAAGGAATATAATTCATATTTCCAAAAACTAATCTTCTTTATCTTTCCAAATAGCTTTCTTAATTTTTTCCCATAAATTATATCCAAGTATAAGACTACTATTTTCAAATATACTTTTTACTTCAACAGTAGCAATAATACCCGCTGTTACATCTATCCAAGGAATTGCTGGTGTTAAATATGTTTGAGATACCTTAGCTACTATAATAGCCAAAGGATATACAATAAATTTAGATACAATTCTTCCTGCTTTACGTGAAGTAATAGATTTCCATCCACCTTTATTTTTAGATGCCCAGATACCTAAAAAAGTATCTACCATAATTAAGAATCCTATAGCAAATAAAGCTGAAGATATTTCAGTAAAAAAGATCGCTAGAAACGCTGAGATTTCTAAAAAATATTGTGATATGGATTCTTTAAAGTTCATGTTAAAATATAATTAATTTATCCCACAAAAGTTGATCTGCTAGATCTTGTATTATCTGTTGGCAGTAATCCCCAATTAAGTGTATTGCTAAATACTCCTCTATAAGAATAAATAGGTCTACCAAGTGATGAATTTATATCAGTTGCATTTACAAATCCTACATCAATAGTAGAGCCATTATCTACTGTAAATATTGCTTGTGAACCTCCAATAGAAGATTTTAATAATATCCTATTAGCATCAGTTGCTTGTGTAGAAGTAAAAGATTGTCTTACTCTATATGTTTTTGTGGATACCAAAGTAGTAGTTCTTAATATAGCAGCATCAGAACCCATTATAAGATTATAAGTATCAAATGTTCCATCTGTACCTAAAAAAGTTGTAACTGAAACTTGTAATGTTAAAGTATCTAAACAAATTAATTGAGTATTAAGAGTTACAGATGTAACAGCTGTAAGTCCAGTAACACTACCGAAAACAACATTATACCAAGTTATTCCTGCTCCATTAAATATAGTTCCTGATGCACTATTATACAAAGTAGAACCTACTTGTACATTTACAGTTCCTGCGGTATAAGTAAATATCCCACCACCAATATTACCTCCAGTAAAATTTATTGTTCCAGCACTATTAATTGTAAAGTTATTACTTAATCTACCAGGACCAGTTCTTGACCATGTACCAGTTGATAAAGCAGGAACAGCATAAGTAAATGTTGTTGTTCCTGTAAAAAGACCATTACCTGATTGAGTAAAATTACCTGTTATTGTGATTGAATTAGCATTTAATGTTGCTGAACTTGCTGCCACTAACTCTACATTCTGAGCAACCCAAGCGGTAGGAAGAGTTGTTGTATTATAATTTCTTAACTGTAAATGAGTAAAATTAAGAGAATAAATTCCAAGTGTAAATGATATAGGAGCATTTGCAAGGTCAGCAGTTCCAAATGTGGTAGCATTAATATTACTTACTAATGTAATTGCGCCATTAACTAATAGTTTATTAAAAGTATATCCGCCTAAATTACAATTAGTATTTCCACCTGCCCCACCAACAACTAAATATGCAGAAGTTTCATCAAATGTACCTGCTGTATATGTTATAAATCCTGTTTCTTTCCAAGGTGTACCCGAAAGAGTAAGTGTTCCCCCAGGTGTATTAATAGTTAAATTATTTCTTATAAAACAATTAGTACCTGATGCAGTCCAAGTACCTGTTCCAGCATAAATAAAATTTGTAGTGCCTGTACAACCACTTGTATTAATAGTAAGATTCTCTGTAAAAGTTAATGTATTACCATTGAATGCTGAACCATTTGTAACAGTCAAAGATTTAAAGGTAAGATTTGTAGGAACAGTAAAAGTACCAGTTGCATTACTAACAAGATTAGCATTTGTAGTTACAAAAGTATTACCTCCTAAAACAAAACTTGTTGTTGATGTACTTCCTAAAGTAAAGTTTCCAGTAAGAGTAAGATTACTTCCTAATGTTATTATTGAAGCCGCGTTTGTTGTTATATTATTCCAAGTTATACCATTTGTAGTTAAAGTTGTATTTGCCCCAATATTTAAAGTAGAACCAGTAGTATCAACTATACCCGATGTATATGTAAGTGTTCCTGTATCATGCCTTACATTACCAGATACTGTAATTGTATTTGCACCTGCATTAATAGTAAGATTATTTCTAATAGTACCAGTAGATGTGTTATTCCAAGTGCCAGTACCTGTTAATACTAATGATGTTGTTCCGGTACAATTTCCAGTACCTGTTGTACTAAGATTTCCTGAAATATTAATGGTATTAGTATTTAATACAGCACCTGTAGATGAGCTAATAAGTGTAGCATTTGTAACATTTAAAGTATTTGGAATTGTTGTTGTTCCTTGTGAAACTACTAAAGTACCAGTCGGGTTGAATGAGAAAGCACCTATTGTAAAGCTTAAAGTACCTGTGTGATTTAATGTAAGTGTTCCTGTAATATTTAAGTTTGATGAAAGTGTTATTGTATAAGTTGCTCCTGTTGTTGTAAAGTTATTCCAATTTAAAGTACCTGTATTAAATGTAGTAGCAGCAGCTACATTTAAAGTAGAACCTGTTGTAACTACTGTGCCTGCTGTGTAAGTAAAAATACCTGTATCATAATAAAGATTTCCTGACATTGTAAGTGTACTTGGCGTATTAATAATAACATTATTTCTTATTGCTCCAGTTGAACTATTACTCCACGTACCTGTGCCTCCAAATACAATTGCAGTTGTTCCTGTATATATACCAGCACCACCACCTTGTGTCAAACTACCATTTATATTAAGTGTATTATTAGTAAGAGTAGTAGTTCCAGTTCCTTGAAATGTTACAGTCCCAGTTGAAGTCCAGTTGCCAACAAATGTATATGTTGCAGAAGTACCTCCAAATGCTAATGTTCTCGACCAAGTAACACCTCCTGATGTTAATGTTGCAGTACCATTTAAAACAATACCACTTGCTCCTGCTTGTGTATATCCACCTGTTCCAAGATTTAATACTCCACTTGTGTTTAGTGTATTATTAAAAGTAATAGTACCTACATAGTTTGTAAAGTTTACCCCTACTAAACCTGCAGTATTGATATTCACAGTAAGATTTCCTGATGTAGCAGTAAAAGCAATATCATCACCTGCAATAGGTACAACACCACCTGTCCAAGTGCCTACAGCGTTCCAGTTACCTCCTGCGTTAGATACCGTTCTTGTTGCCATAATTATTGATTTTCAAGTTTTCTTTCTTCTGTAATTCCCATATTATTTATTCCTAATTCAATATCCGCTTCTGTTTGCGGATTAAAATGAGTAACCTCAATAGTTACTTTAGTATTATATTGAATATAATAATATTCTACTAAAGTATATACCATTA